TTACGTATTGCTCGTACCCCAGTCGTCCTCGCCGCCGTTGTGGGTGGCCCGCTCCCGGAGGTGGCGGACGCGGTCGGCGACCGAGTCCGGGACGCGGTCGCCGACCTTGTCGCTGACCACGTGGTAGGCCTTGCCCGCGATCTCGCGGCCCTGCTGGGCCGCGGACTCCGCGGTGTTGCGGACGGCGGGGTTCTGTGCGAACTGCCGTGCCGACTTCTTCAGCTGCTCGTAGCGCTCGCGTCCGGCCCTCGTGCCCAGCACGTAACCCAGGACGACTCCGGCGACGAACGTGAGCCGGTAACGCATGGCGGCCACCCTTCCCTTGCGTAGGTCTCCGGTGCGGCGTCGGCGCCGGGGAGTACCGATTGGCGAAGCACCCCCCTGCTTGCGCTAATGTATGTGTCGCAGCGAGCGCGCGCCCCCTGGCGAATACCCAGGTAGGTACGTTCGATGCAACGAGACCTTCCTCGGTAGCTCAATTGGCAGAGCAGCCGGCTGTTAACCGGCAGGTTACTGGTTCGAGTCCAGTCCGGGGAGCTCGGTCCTCCGTAGCTCAATTGGCAGAGCAGCCGGCTGTTAACCGGCAGGTTACTGGTTCGAGTCCAGTCGGGGGAGCATGGTGAACGAGGACCCCTCAGGGGTCCTTTTTCATGTCCGGTGGAACCGTCCGGCCCGCGGCGGAGTCATCAAGGTCACGAAGGCCGTGGCCGAGCCGACCATCCGAAGCAGGAGATCGTATGAGCGGCTATGCTGCGGCAGACGGCGCGCACACTTGTACGCGACACGCCGCTATGGGGCGGTAGCTCAGCCGGTTAGAGCAGCGGACTCATAATCCGTCGGCCGTGGGTTCGAGTCCCACCCGCCCCACTTGGGCACGTGTTCGAAGAACCGTCGCCACCAGCAATCCGAGCGCCCCGACTGGTTTAGACCAGATGGGGCGCTCCGCCGTTTCAGGCGTCCTGCGTGAGCGATGCGTGAGCGGCTGTGTCCGACGGCAGCGGACGGCGGGCGCGCGGCACGATGCCCTCGGCGTTCCGCGCCACCTCCTGATCGACCTGGGGGAGGAGGCTCGTGTACGTGTCGGACGCCAGCTGGATCGTCCCGTGACGCAGCGTCTCCTTGATGGAGTGGAGGTCGCCTCCACCGGCGTGGATCAGCGTCGCGGCCACGTGGCGTAGATCACGAAGGTTGATGGGTGGCAAGCCCGCCTCCCTGCACAGCCGTCGGAAGACGTCCGAGACCTTCTCCGGGTGCAGCCAGCCGCCGTCCTCGTCGACGAACACCTTCCCCGTCTCCTGCCACGGGAGACCCTTGTCGAGGTACGCCTGGCGCTCGGCCTGTTGACGGACGCGGTGCTCGGCCAGCACCTGCAGAGTGGCCGGCCCCAGGGCGATCGTCGCCGCGCTGCCCTCCGTCTTCGGGTCGCTCTCCACCGGCGTCCAGCCGTCCTGAATGATCGTCTTGGAGACTGTCAGCTGGGCCTTGGCGAAGTTGATCCCGGTCCATTCCTGGCCGACCCCTTCCCCGCGGCGCAGCCCCCGGAACGCGATCAGGTGGAACAGTGCGTACAGGCGGTCCTGTTCGGCGTGGTCGAGGAACTCGCCCACCTGAACCGGCGTCCACACCATCACCCCTGACGGCTTCTCACCGGTCAGGCGCCACCGCTCCACATGCTCCGGCGTCCACAGCACAGCCTTCGGCCGCTTACCCGACGCCAGCTCGACATGCGCGGCCGGGTTGAACGTCAGCAGCTGCTGGGAAATCGCCGCGTTGAGCGCAGACCGCAGCGTCGCCCGGATCCGCTGCTGCGTCGCCGGGCCGGTCACCCGCCGGTACGGGGGCATCGCGTCCAGCTTCTCGCGCTCTGCGGCCAGCCGTGCCGTCTCCGACGCCGGCGGCCGGGACCGCTTTCCCCACGTGGCCCGTGCCTGCTGCTCGCGCCGCTGCTGGTTCTCCGCCTCGATCGTCTCGTTGGCCGTGTCGATGGCGTCAAAGAACTCCACCAGGTGACCGACGTTCAGGCGGTCAAGGAGGATGTGGCCGATACCCGGCTTGAGGTGCACGCGGATGTGGGAGCTGTAGCCGTTGAGCGTGCTCTTCTTCCGCTTCTTCGACTCCCACCACTCATCGAGCCAGTCCCCGACGGTCAGCTTCGAGGTGAGCGGCTGGCCGGCCCGGAACCGGCGGCGCGTCTCGGAGAGGTCGGGCAAGGGGGCGTTCTTGTTCTTGCTGACCGCCTCGAGGAGGTCGCCAATCTTCGTCTGCGCTTCCTGGTCGTCGCCGGGGGCGAGGTCGAGGAGGGCGCGCACCTTGTCGAGGTCGGCCTGGGCGTCCTTGGCGGTGGCGTAGCCGGAGCGGGAGAAGGAGCGCCGGCCGCTGTCGGCGCGCGGCGGAAGCTCCTGACGGACAGCCCAGACTCCGTGCCGTCGGCTCGACAGCTGTGGGCACGACTTGCCCATGACCTTGCCGTTACCGTCCCGGCAGTAACAGCGTCGGTACGTCGAACCCTTCATGGGCTACTCCTCGCCTTCACCTGCTTGGCGCTGCTGCCTCATCGAGTCCGCCACGGCTTTGCGGACCCTGTTGGCCAGGGGTCGGACTGCGGCCTCAGCGATGGGGCGAGCAGCCGCTGCGGCCGCAGGGTTACTCACTTCGCCGCCACGTGATCCGGGCGGTGGTCCCAGGATGCCCTCCTTGCGGGCCTGCGAGACCCACTTCGCAGCCGTCGAATGTGACGTAGCGAAGTGCTCTGCCACGGCTTTGGTGGGCGGGGCGCCGTCCGCGTCGGCCTGGCGGTAGACGGTCGCGACCTGCTCCAGATGGTCGCGGGTGATCCTGTTGCGCTTCCTGCGGATGGGCTCCTGCTCGGCGCGCTCGGCGTTCTGCTTCCCCCAGCCCTGAAGCTGAGACTGCCAGGTGCGCGCGGCCTCTTCCCACTGGCTACGCATGCCGCCGATGCCTAGCTGCGCGTCCTCTTGGGCCATCTCTTCGGGATCTGCGGTGGCGAGGAACCTTGCCATTCCGACAATGCACAGGCGTCGCCACGTATCCATAGGGGCAGCCCTGCGCAAGCGGTCCAGAGCCGTATGCACGTCGCTCCGAGACGACATCACTGTCGTGAGCTGCACCTCCCCCTCGTTGACCCGGAAGCAGAGGAACAGCACGTCGCTCTGGTCATCGGGGTGGGCGATCCCGGTAAAGGACTCAGGCAGCAGCACGTTGCCTGCCCTTTCAAGGGGAGGCCAGTGGGCGAACTGGTCCAAGGGCCAGCCGGCGAGGACGTTGAGTGTCCAGCCTTCGGGGAGTGTCGGCATCTCAGGCATGCGCTCATCATGCCCTGATGGCAAGGGTTCGGCAAGGTAGACCTTAGTGTCACCGAACGGTCTCGGACAGGTTCCGGGCATGCAATTGCAAGCCGATGGGTACCAAAGTGGCAAGGTAATGGGTAAGGTGATGGGCATGACCAAAGCCCACGCTTTGCGGCTCGTACAGCTGCGTGCGGCCATCTCCACCGGAGAGACCCGCCAGCTCCGAGTCGCCGCCCGCCTCTCCATCAGCGAAATGGCGGCCGCCTGCGGTGTGGACCAGTCGACTCTCTGGCGGTGGGAACAGGGCAAGCGCCTCCCCCGCGGAGAGCACGCCATCGCCTACGCGGACGTTCTGGACACCCTTAGGACCCAGGTCGCCACCGAAACCGAAGACCGGGAAACGGCATGACCACCCCGGCCCTGACCATCGCCGAGATCCTCAACCTGCCCGCGGTCGTGCCCTTGTGGCCCACCGTCGGCAGGTCCCTGGGACTCGCAGAATCCACCACGTATCAGTTGGCGGCTGAGGACAAGCTGCCCATCGAGGTCATCCGCCTCGGACGCCGACGCGTCGCGCGGACCATCGACCTCCACCGCTTCCTCGGGCTCGCCCCGCAGGAGAACGGCGCCGGTCCCGTGTACCAGACGGGGCCGTCCGCCGGAAACAACGAAGCGGCCGGGTACCAGCCGGCCGCCTCAGAAGAGCAATCCATCTCCACCGCTAAGCAAGAGACAGGAAGTCGCTCATGAGCAATCTTGCCAGTTCCACGGCACTCCCGTCGACCCCGCTCACCCCGGAGCAGGTCTGCGACCTCCCGATGGGCGAACTGCTCGCCCGGGTGAACGTCGCCTTCGACACCACGGAGATCAACGAGCCGGGGTTCTTCGGCTACGTCACGATCCAGAACTCCGGCGGAGCCACCATCTACCTCCCGTCGCAGGCCAGCAGCCTCCAGCGCGACATCGCCACCAGGTTCCTCATCGCCACCCGGCTCGGCCTCCCTACGGACCTCTTCCCCGACGTCCTCCAGGCCACCGTCATCCGTGACGGAGAGGTCCAGGCGTGACGACCGCGCACAACACCGAGACGCCCGGGGGTGCGCAGCTCGTGGCCACCCCCGGGCGCCCGGACGACGCCAAGCTGCGGCCCGAATGCGGGCACTGGATCGGAGCTGAACACCGGTACTGCCGCGAGGGCGACGGCGTCCGTCGCTTCCTCCCCGGCCTGCGCTGCCCGGCCCATACCCCGCGCGCCCTGCAAGGACTGCCCGAGATCCCGCCCGGCCCTGGCTGGCCGGCTCACCGCACGTAGGAGGCGACGTGAACGAGCGATCCCCCGGCCAGTGGCCCGTCGACAAGCCCGTCGACCTCGACGAGCCGGAGCCGCAGACAGACGACCAGCTGTACGTACAGCGCGCCGCCGAGAAGGCCCTGCACGAGATGGTCCTCGACTCCATCCGGCACGACCTGGAGCAGCAGCCCAGCCCGCTCACCGTGCTCACCGCCGCGCGGAACTGGTGCAGCCGCATCACCGCTGCCGCCGAGGAGATCGCCCGCACGAAGCGAAGTACCGCCTGAGCCGCTGGCGGGCGCCGTAACTCCCCCCGCAGCGCCCGCCAGCACCCCGCGAACTTTCGATCCAGCTCGAGAAGAGAGCACGTTCGTGACCCACGACAGCATCGCCTTCAACCGGCTTGCGGACCTCCTCCGCGACCGAGGCGAGCCCACGCGCTACCAGGGCGGCAAGCTCCGCACGCGCGGCATCTGCCACGGCGGCGGCTCCCCCAACACCGTCGCCATCACCCGCACCGACGGCGGCGTCGCCGTCTACTGCCACAAGTGCGAGGGCAACGAAGACTTCCTCGCCGAGATCGGCTGGACCCTGGCCGACCTGTTCGACGAGCCCCTCGAGCGGTCGCGCGACCGGCCGGCGGACGACACCTGGATCCCGTGCCGTGACCGCGGCAAGGACAAGGGCGGCCCCGGGCACAAGCGCGTCGCTCAGTACCTCTACCGCGACGCCAACGGCCGCACGGTCCACGGCGTAACCCGGTGCGACCACAAGGACTTCGCCCAGTGGCGACCCGACCCCACCGCGAAGTCCGGGCGCCGCTGGTCCCTCAACGACGAACGCGGCAACCGGCTCGTCGCCGTCGTCCCGTACCGGCTGCCCGAGCTGCTTGCGGCCAAGAAAGAGGACCGGGTCATCTTCATCGCCGAGGGCGAGAAGGACGTCCACGCGCTCGTCGACCACGGCCTGGCCGCCACCTGCAATGCGGGCGGCAGCGGCAAATGGACCGCCGAGCACGCTCAGTACCTGGAGGGCGCCGACGTCACCATCGTCGCCGACCGCGACGCCAAGGGCCGCGAGCATGCACTCGCCGTCGTCGAGTCGCTCCGCACCCTGGCGCACACGGTGTACGTCGTCCAGGCCAAGACCGGGAAAGACGCCGCCGACCACTTCGCCGCCGGTCACAAGGACTCCGAGTTCATCCAGGTGTGGGCACCCGTCCCGCACCCGCAGGACCCGGCGGTGACGCAGTGAGCGCGGGACCGACGTGGGCGGATGACGTGACCTCTGACGGGGATTCCGTCAATTCTGTCAGGCACTTCCCGGGGGGATGGGAGGAGCCCATCTCCATCGATCGCCCCACCCTCACCCCGTTCCCCACGGCCCTCCTGGGCGAGAACCTCGCGGCCGTCGTCAACGCCGTGACTGCCCAGGTACAGGTGGCCCCGGACATTCCCGCCATGATCTCGCTCGCCGCGATCTCCACAGCTGTGGGCGGCCGCGTGCAGATCCGGATCCGGCCCGGCTGGTCCGAGGCGTCGTCGGTGTGGACCGCAACCGTCGCCGGCGCGGGCGAGCGCAAGAGCGCAGCCGAGGGTCCGTTCAGTGACGCGCTCCGCCGGATCGAGAAGAAGCTCCGCGAGGAAGCCCTGCCCGAGATCGAGGAGGCGGAGCAGGCACTGAAGGTGGCGCAGGCTCGGCTCGACGACGCCGAGAAGGCGGCCATCAAGTCGAAGCCGGACACGTTCAAACTGAAGATGGATGAGGCGAAGCTGGCCCGACGCGAGCTGGCGGAGCTTGGCCCCGTCCCGTCGCTGCCCCGCCTCCTGTTCGGTGACATCACCCCGGCCGCCATGCCACAGAAGGCATCCCAGCAGGGCGGCCGCATGGCCGTCATCCACTCCGAGGGCACCCTGCTCAAGCAGATGGGCGGCCTGTACAACAGCGGCGCATCCGACACCGGGTTCGCCCTCGACGCCTACGACGGCAAGGCCATGCCCGTCGACCGCATCGGCCGCGACTCCATCGAGATGGAGAGCGCCCACCTCGCCGTCGGCCTGCTCATCCAGCCAGTGATCCTGGAACAGCTCGGCCGCAAGAAGGACGACGAGATGCTGCACAACGGATTCGTGCAGCGGTTCCTGTACAGCTTCCCGCCGTCCCGGCTCGGCTACCAGGACCCTCGCGGTTCGGTCGCCATCCCGGCCGAGCTCATCGAGGACCTGCAGCAGCGGCTCCAGGACCTCGTCGACACGCTCTGGAAGAACGGCCTGGTCCGCGTGGTGACCTTCACCGACGAGGCCAGCGAGGCGATGTACGTCTTCCAGGAGAGCCTCCAGGAACGGCTCCGCCGGGGCGGCGACCTGCACCAGATGGCGTCGTGGGCGAGCAAGCTCCCCGGGAAGATCGCGCGGGTGGCAGGGATGCTCGCCCTGTACGAGGACACCCAGGCCCACCACATCACGGCCGATCAGTTCCACTCCGCCGTCGGCCTGGCCCCGTACTTCATCCAGCACGCGCGCCTCTGCCTCGACCTGATGGGCGCGAACCGCGAGGGACAACTGACGCCGGCCCGCGACGTTCTGGAGTGGCTGCGCCGCCGCAAGCCCGACCAGATCCGCCAGCCATTCAGCGTGCGGGACGCCCAGCGGGGCGTGGACGGGAACGCCTGGGGCCCGGACGGGGTGACCTCGGAGACCGTGCACGACGCGATCACCGTCCTCGTCGACCGCGGGTGGGCGCAGCCCATGCCGGAGGAGGTGAGGGAGGGGCGAGGCCGCAGGCCCTCCCCCAAGTACATGCCTCACCCCCTCATTTGGGACAAGTCATGGCGAAAAGAAGAAGAAGAAGTCTCTGATACACACCTAAGGAGTGCCTGACAGAAATGACAGAAACCCAGGCACCGCGGGTGCACGCCACGAACTTCGACTACCGCTCCAGCCGAGACGTGGAAGCGCTCACGCTGTTCTTCAAGGACTACCTGCTCGAAGAGCACGAGCGGCTCCGGCACTTCCCGTCCGGCATCCCGCTCGCCAGCTGGCTGAACACGATCCTGCTGCACGTCGACGACGAGCCGGTGGGCTTCTGCTCCGCAGACCTCACTCGGTACGCCATCGAGCTGATCTACGTAGCCCCAGAGCACCGGCGGCTCGGCATCGCCCGATGGATCCTCACCGACCTGCGCGACGCATGCCCCGAACGAATGCGCATCAAGGCCCCGCTCAGCCCGGCCTGCCGGAAGCTCGCCGAGCAGCTCGCCATCCCCATCTCGTCCCCCACTCCAGACGAGGAGGCCCGAGGCGAGCGAGCCATCAAGGACCTGCACGAGACGATTCGGCAGCGCTGCAGGCACCGCCGCGTCGGTAGCGACTTGCGCCCCTGCCACCGGTGTTACCAGGCGCTGCTCAGGCGGGCGGCCGTCGCCATGGTGACCGAGCCCAGCGTGGCCATGCGCAACGCCGCCCGCCTCCTGGGTGGTGCTGTCGCGTGAACGTCGACGACGTCGTAGCCGAGAAGATTGCCGCCGCGGCCCGCCGCGCCGAGGCGAACAAGCGCCGGCGCGCAGCCCTCAACGCCAACCGGCAGCGCGGCCTCGCCCTCCGGCACGCCCAGCGCCTCCGCAACCAGGCCAACCGTGGGGATAAGCCCACGGACGACGACCTGCGTGGGGCAGAGGACCACGCAGGTATGGGGCAGAGCTCCACGGTTGCCGACGCCGACGCCGACGACGTGGTGATCGAGGTGACCGAGGCCGAGTTCCACACTGCCGCCGCGGCCGCCCTCGCCCGCCTCGGCCTCACCTACGCCCAACTCGAAGACCAAGCCCACCGCCGCGACTTCACCAGCGCCCAGGCCCACAGCCTGTGGGTGTCCATCGGCGGCGCCGTCAACATCAACCTCCTGGAATCCCAGGGCAACACCACCGAGGAGAGCTGAGCTATGAGCTATGAGGCACTCGCCATGGATCTGATCGCCCGCACCGAGAAGGCGGTGGAACAGGTCGCCGGCCTTTCGGCCCACACCGGCATCACCTTCAAGACCTCTGATGTCGTCGATGCCGTCGAACGCGACCTCCCCGCCGACTACCCCGCGCCCACCGCGGAGGGCGCTCTCACCCGCCGGGACGTCATCGCGTCCATGGCGGAGGACATCCTCACCGGCGCGATCTACGCCGACTGACCCGCATGCAACCGGCCGGGCCCGCGGTCATCGGGCCCGGCCTCCCGCCCAGCATCCCGCGAACTTTCCCCGGTCGGGGAAAGTCCCAGCTCACTCGGCTTATGGGATCCCGTAAGCCCAACCCGAAGGAGTCCGCCATGGCAGGCGAGACCGTGATCACCGTCGTCGGCAATCTTGTAGATGATCCAGAATTGCGCTTCACCCCGGCCGGCGTGGCCGTCGCCAAGTTCCGCGTCGCCTCCACCCCGCGCGTCTTCGACCGCCAGGCCAACGAGTGGAAGGACGGCGAGAGCCTGTTCCTGACCTGCTCGGTGTGGCGCCAGGCCGCCGAGAACGTCGCCGAATCCCTCACCCGCGGCGTCCGCGTCATCGTCCAGGGCCGCCTCAAGCAGCGCAGCTACGAGGACCGCGAGGGCGTCAAGCGCACGGTCTACGAGCTCGACGCGGACGAGGTCGGCGTGAGCCTCGCCCGGGCCACCGCCAAGGTCGAGAAGAACCCGAGCGGCGGCCGGCCCTCCAATGCCCAGCAGGCAACGCAGGACCCGTGGGCCAACGCGAAGCCCGCCAACGGACAGCAGCAGGGCGGCGGCTGGGGCAGCGCTCCGCCCGCGCAGCAGCAGCCCGCCCAGCAGGGCGCCGGCTACAGCGACGAGCCCCCCTTCTAGGAGATCGACGTGACCCCGAACGAAATCCAGCTCCTCGTCGTCGGCTTCGTCCTCGGCGCGTGGACCGTGATGGTCGTCAACATGGCCCTCGACATGCGCGACGCCCGCCGCAGCCTGGCCGAGTCCCACCGGATCCGGCGCCGCGCCGCGGGCGACGCCTACCTGCGCAGCCTGGAGCTGTACCAGGTCCAGCAGCGCTACGGACTCGTCCCGTGACCGCCGACGAGAAGGGGTACGCACCAGCGCGTACCCCTGGCGGTGACCAGCTGCGGGAGCGGCTGCGGCAGGCGCTCACCCGGTTCATCGACCCGGACGACGACACCATGCTCGCCCCCATCGAGAACGACACCCTGGAGGAAGTGCCCGTCGACACCGTCCTCGACGACCTGGTCGCCGCCATCGGCCGCCAGCGGTTCCCGATCACCACCCACCCCTACGAGGGGTTCGGGTTCGAGGCCCCGTGCACGGCCGCCGGCTACGGCACGGCGTGTGGTGAAACCGAGTACGACCACTACACGGAGAAGGCATGAGCACGTGCGAGCTGTGCGGCGAGGAGACCGGCGGCCGGTACCTGTGCGAGCGGCACACCGTGCAGCTGGCGAAGCGGCTGGCCGACCTGCCCACCCTGTACGACGAGGTCGCCGAGTGCCTGGTACCCCGCGGACACGGCTGGGGCGAGATCGTCTCCACCCGGGGTGCAGCTGGCCCGCGGTCCCCGCTCGACGAGGACGTCCTCGACACGGTGAACGGCGCCCGGGCCGCCGAGGTCGTGCACCTGTGGCGGGTGGACGTGGCCCGGGTGCGCTGGCCCCGCCACGGCGCGCCACCCCCGGGCCCGCTGGCGGCGGACTGCCGGTGGCTGGCGATGGAGCTGGAGTGGATCGTCGACCACTACCCGGGCACCGGCGACCTGGCGCGCGAGGTCGGCGACCTGGAGAAGCAGGCCCGGACCATCGTCGGCGACCCGGCGCCCCGGCCGCAGCGGCTCGGCACGTGCATTGCCATCGACGGCGAGGGCGTGGTGTGTGGCGCGGTCATCACGCGCCTGCCGGGGCAGACCCGGCTGACCTGCCGGTGGTGTGGCTACAGCTACGAATCTGGCAAGGACTGGGCGCTGCTGGTCCACTTCCAGCCGGCCGAGGGCGGCGGGCGAAACGAAATTCGTGACCAAAGGGAGGCGTCCTGATGGCGTCCAGCTACGTGACGTGCCGCGTCCTGTCCGGGCGCGGCGTCCAGTGCACGGCCGAGGCCGTCGACCCGAACGCCGAACTCAAGATTTGCTCGCGGCACCTGGCTGAGGCTCAGCGCCTGATTCATCAGGCGTTCCAGCGGGTTTCTCGGGGCGGGTCGGGAGCTCGTCCGTCTCATGCGTGAGCCAACGCAGGAAGTCCCGGATGACGGCGCCGCGGTTCCGCTCGCCCACGGCGGTGCCCGCCTTGGCCCATAGATCCTTCTCGACCCGGATGGTTTGGCGGGGCGTCTTCTCGACGTTCGGCATCAGCTCTCCACTCTCGTCATGACACCCCGAGGTTAGCCCTTGCGGTGTCATGACACCAGGGTCTAACGTAGGTGTCATGACACCCGCTCCGGCGGCTCTGTCGCCACAACTGAAGACGGCCCAAGGCCGGGATAGCCGTCCCAGCCAAGGGCCTGACCGAGACCACCTTCCTGACTAGACCAGGAGGAGATCCGGCTATGGCCGATCTTTCCATGCCCACCCCTGCGCCCGAAACGGGCCGCCGCACGATCGCCGTGGGCGTCATCCGGCGCACCTCTAGCCGCACCCTCACCGTGCGCGTCACCGCGGCCGGCGTCACCGGCGTCATCGCCAAGACCGGCGGTGCCCGATGAACCAGCCCCGCACAGTGACCGTCGACACCGGCGACCACGACGCCGTGCTCCTGCCCGAGCCGTTCTGGTGCGCCGGGGACCATCCGGCCGAGGGGTACCGCGAGGACGTCGAGCACCGGTCTGAGGACGTGGTGCTGACGGTGCCGACGCCCTGCTGCGGAGAGCAGAAGCTGATGACGCTGACGCTCGTGCAGCGGCCGTTCTCCCGCACGGACACCACCGCCAAGGCCACGGTCGAGTTCGCCGAGGACTACCACGACGTCACCTCTGCCCAGCTGGCCGAGTTCACCGACGCCCTGGTCGCCCTGGCGGTCGGCCCCCTCCACCAGTTCATCGAGCGCCTGCAGATGCTGGAAGGGGACCAGCGATGAGCCGAGCCTTGTTCCTCGCCCTGTTCCTTTCACTGCTGGCCGCCGAGTGCGTCGCGAAGTTCGTGCTGCACAGCCAGGCCTGGACCAACACCTTCGCCCTGCTGGCCCTGGCCGTGATCGCCGTCCGCTGGTACCTCGGCCCGCAGAGCGCCGACGAGGCGGAGGAGTGCCCGCCCGACTGCCCCAAGTGCGCCGAGTCGCTATCCCGTGGCACCCCGGAGGTGGGCGAATGAACACCCTGCTCGCTCAGCCGCTCTACGCGGCAGCCGCCGCAGTCGTCACCCTGGCCGTCACCGTCTGGCTGCTGCGGTCTCTGCGGAAGACGCCGGCCGCCGTCGCCGTGGCCTCGCTCGCCGCGATGGCCTGCACCGCCTACAGCGCAGACACCAGCTGGCGCTTCGCTGAGCATCGACTCGGCATGACCTCCGACGTGGAACGCGCCGCGATGTTCGCCGCCGCCGAGCTGGCCCTGTTCGCCTGCGCCCTGATGGCCCGGCAGAACCTTCGCTCCCCGCAGGGCACACCCGGCACCCCAGGTGTCCTCGTCTGGGTCATCACCGGCGTACAGGTCATTCCCGCCTACTCCGAGTCCGGGATCGTCGGCGGCACCGTCCGCGCCGTCGTCGGCCCGGTCCTCGCCGCCCTGCTCTGGCACCTCGCCATGGGCATCGAACTGCGGCACGGCCGCCCGGACGCCACCTCCCAGTCCCTGCCCGCCCTGCTCGCCCGCGAGCTGCGAGAGCGGCTGCTGTCCCGGCTCGGCCTCGCCGTCCGTGACCGCAGCGCCGAGCAGATCACCCGCGACCGCTGGACTGTGAAGGCCGTCGGCCTGGCGGCCAAGCTCGCCGACATGAAGCCCGGGGCACGCGGCCGGGCCCGGACGGCACGGCGCCTCTCGAAGGCCGTCGGCAAGGCACAGGCCGGCGCCGACGAAGCGCAGCGAGCCAAGCTGCTCAACCTGCTCGCCGCCCGCCGGCATGCCGAGTCCCTCGCCACGATCGAGCTTCCCTCGCCGTGGCAGGACGCGCCCGAGGACGCCCAGGACACCCAGGACGCCCCCGCGTCCGTGAGCGTCCCGCCCTTTCCCTCGCCCGTCCCACGGGGTGTTCGCCTGCTCCCGATCGTCGCCCGCCCGTCGGCCCTCAACGCCGACTCGCAGGACGCCGAGGACGCGCCCCAGGACGACGAGGACGGGGCCGAAGGGCCCCCGCCCGAACCGCCCCTGATGACCTCCGCCGACGTCGCCGACCACTACGGCATCAAGCAGTCGACCGTCCGCTCCTGGGTGGCCGCAGGACGCATCCCCGTCCACTGCAAGGACGCGTCCGGACGCAACCTCTTCCACCCGGACGAGCTGCCCAAGTTCCAGGTGGCGGTGCCGGTATGAAGGCCATCCTGTTCGGCGTCATCCTCGGTGTCCTGCTGGTGCTCTGGCCGGCCGCGGCGGCGAGCGGCATCGCGGCCGTCGCCTCCCTGGCCGCTCAGCCCGCCGTCCTGGCGTTCGTCCTGGGCGTCCTGGTGCGTCCTGTCCCGTCCGGGAGGTGGGCCCGATGAGCGACGCCCTGGAGAAGGCCGAGGCCGCGGTCGCCAAGGCCGAGAGCAACACCGACGTCCTCGCCGTCGCGATGGCCGCACTGGAGCTCGCCAAGGCCGCCCAGGCGCAGCAGCAGGCCGCGCCGACCTGCGAGCACCACCACAAGCAGCGTCGCAGCGCGGGCGAGTGGATCGGTATCGCCTGCGCGGTGTGCGTCGGCGGCGTCGGGGTGGCGTTCGCGTCGCTGGCGCTGGCCATCCTCGGCGGCGTCGCCGCCATCGTCGTCCTGGTCCTGCGGGACATGTGGCGAGACATGCAGCGCAAGGGCCGCTGACCTGCCCTTCCGTCCTCCGTCAACCGTGGTGCTCTGCCCCACGGTTGCGGGGGCGCGGTGGGGCCGGACAGCCCGGCCCGCCCGAGAGGAGACCACCGTGGCCACCAACCCGGACACCGGCAGCGACATCGAGATCGAGGACGACGGCGACTTCACCGTCACCTTCTCCATGGCCCTCCCGCAGCAGCCGTCCGACGACGAGGAGAAGTAACCCATGGACCGCACCAAGCACCTGAAGCTGGCCGACGAGGCGGTGTGCCGCGCCGAGCGCTTCGCCGGGGACGCCGAGGACGCCCTCAAGAGCCACGAGCCCCACAAGGTCGCACCGCTCGGCGCCCTCGGTGCTCTCTACGCGGACATCGCCCGCACCCACGCCGCCATCGCCGCCGCCACACCCGAGAAGACGGAGCCCACCGATGGCCGATGAGCTGACGCCCGGCGACTTCACGTTCGGGGAGAAGGCCCGCATCGCCGGCCTGGTGGCCCGGATGGCGAAGCGCGGCGTAGCCGGCATGGACGTCGACATCCGAGACCTGCAGCGCAAGGTCGAGCGGATCGAGGACCAGGCCCGCCGCCGCAAGCACGGCAAGTAGCTACACCCGGGGACGGCGTCCTACCACCAAGCAGCCGCCGTCCCCGGGCCTCCGTACCCCCAGCAAGAGGCAGGAAGCCCCAGCATGACCGTGACCCTCATCAAGACGCCAGAGGACACCCCCAAGGACGCCCAGGACGCCCCCGCGTCCCAGGCGTCCTCCACCCGCCCCGAACGTCGCCGCGCCCGCTACCGGCGCATCGCCAAGGCCGCCCTGGCGGACGAACGCGTCCGCACCGCAGGACGCCTCGCCGTCCGGCACGCGTCCTATATCGCAGGCGGCACCAAGGTCATGGGACGCCGCGTCTGGGACAGCCGCAGCAGCTCCCGCTACGAGCGGATGATCCGCGCCGCCGAAGCGGCCGGCCTCCTCGAAGAGGTCAAGGAGTGGGAGGCCCGCGCGCAGTCCTACCGGGCCGCCCGGCACCGGCGCCGCCTCGACATGCTCCAGCTGATGATCCAGGCCCCCAAGGCCATCGCCTTCGCCACCACCGGCGCGGCCGGCACCCTGCTCATGCTCGGCATCCTGCTCGCCTGGGGCAGCGGCGAAGTCCGCGACGTCCTCACCCCCATCGAGACCGTCATCGACCTGGTGCAGCTGCTCGCCTTCCTCGGCGGCGTCATCTGGGACCCGTTCCTGTTCGCCGCCCCGTGGATCGGCCTCGCCGCCGTCTGGGCCGTCGGCCGCCACCAGCACACCGCCCCCCAGTGGGCCCTGCCCGTCAGCGCCCGCACCTTCGGCGACACCATCACCCCGCACATCGTCGTCGTCGCCTTCCGCGACCTGGGCATTTCCCCACTACGCAAGGCCATCGAGGGCATGGGCGACGTCGGCGCCGCCATGCTGTCCCCCATCAAAATCGCCGGATGCGGCGTCGAAGTCGACGTCCACCTGCCCTCCGGCGTCTCCACCGAGGAGATCCAGAACAAGCGGCGCAAGCTCGCCGAGAACCTCAACCGGCACGAACACGAGGTGTTCATCACCATCCCGCCGCAGCCCCGCACCGTGCGCCTGTGGATCGCCGACTCCGGCGCCCTCGACGAGCCCATCGGCCCCTCGCCGCTCATGCTCGACGAGGACATCACCGCCGACTACTACACCGGCTCCGCACCCTGGGGACAGAACCTGCGCGGCGACGCCGTCCCCGTCAGCGTCTTCCAGCGGCACATCCTGCTCACCGGCCTGTCCAACCAGGGCAAGACCGCCTCCCTGCGCGCCCTCGCCCTGTGGCTGGCGTTCGACACGACCGTCGACTTCTACATCGCCGACCTCAAGGGCGTCGGCGACTGGCGCGGCTTCCTCGGCCTGGCCCAAGTCCTCATCCAGGGCCCCACCGACGACCACGTCGCCCAGGCCACCGACATGGTCGAGTGGGGCGTCACCGAGATGCAGACCCGCATCGCCCTGCTCGAAGAATCAGGCGCCACCGACGGCGTGACCAGGGAGATGGCCCGCACAGACCCCCGCTTCCGGCCCGTCGTCCTCATCGTCGACGAGGCGCAGGTCGCCTACGGCTGCGGCGCCAAGAGCGAAGACGGACGCCCCTACGGCGGCAGCAAGGCCACCTCCCGCTACTTCCAGGCCGTCAAGAAGATCCACGACCAGGGCCGGGCCGTGAACGTCACCATCTGGGAAGGCACCCAGGACCCCACCGACGAGAACCTGCCCAAGCGGTCCCGCGAGGGCAACCACATCCGCGGCTCCCTCGTCCTCGGCACCGAGTCCCAGGCCAAGATGGCCCTCGGCGAAGCCCCCGTCGACGCCGGCGCCGCCCCGCACAAGCTCCGGCGCGGCAAGGACCGCGGCACGCTCGTCGTCGCCGGTGAAGGCATCCCCCTGGAGGCCGGCGAGTCGTCCGTCACCGTCAGGACGCACTTCATCTCCGGCGAGGACGCCCTCGTCCTCACCGAACGCGCCAAGGCCCGCCGCGAGACCGTCGCCACCGTCCACCAGCTGAAGGTCGCCCGGCCCGTCGACCACCTCGCCGACCTGGCGGCCGTCGTCGGCCGAGAGAACCGCGTCCGCACCACCGAGGTCATCCACCGGCTCAAGGCCCGCAACCACGACGTCTACGAGCACTGGAACGGCGCCCGCCTCAAGGCCCTGCTGGCCGAGTACGACGAAGAGCCCGGGACCCTCGACGGCTACCCCGTGGTGAAGCTGGAGAGCGTCGAAAGGGCCCTCGAACGCCGCGCGGAGCAGCTCGCCGAGGCTCAGTGACCCGGCAGTGGGCAGTGACTTTTCACTTCGAAGGTCACTGCCCCGCCTCACTGGCGCTGATCAGCGCAAACGCCGATCAAGTGAGGCAGTGAGGCCGCGTCAAGGGACCCGCAAGTGCCCCTGCAGACGGCCTCTCTGAAGACCCCCATAGCCTCACTCACTGCCGCATCATGGGGTCATGGAGTCGCAGATGATCCGGCCCGGCCACCTCACCGCCCACCAGACCGCGCGACAGCTCGGCATCACCCTCGAAGGCGTCCGCAAGCTCGTCCAGCGCGGCCACCTCGAACGCTCCGGCGGCACCCCACGACAGCCCTGGTACGCCGTCAAAGACGTCACCGCACTCGTCGTCAAGCGCGCCACAACCAAGGCCGCTTGACCGCAGGTCAGAGCCGTGTCACGATCCCGGTGTACAACTGTGCCCTCATACGGCACCCCCAGACACCAAGGCCCCGCCCACCAGCGGGGCCTTACCCATACCCCTAGGCACCCCCTAGGGAGGCCCTACCCCATGCCCTCCCGTCCCCGTAGGCCCTGCCCTGTACCTGGATGCCCAGAGGTAGTGACCCAGGGCCGATGCGAGAAGCACACACGCCAGGCTGAGCAGCAGCGAGGCAGCAGTAGCGAACGTGGATACGACAGCAGATGGGCAAGGCGCAGAGCCAACTACCTGTATCACCATCCATGGTGCGTGCTCTGTGGAAGGCCAGCACGTACAGCTGACCACTACCCAGTGAGCCGCAAGGACCTCGTAGCTCGAGGTGAGCCTGATCCCGATGCGGACAAGCATCTGAGGCCACTGTGCGTGCCTTGCCACTCGTCCGAGACCGCCAAGCACCAACCAGGCGGGTGGAACGCCCGATAGGCATCACGGAGGACGGCATCCCCATGAACGACCGCGAGATGAGCTCGCAGGACCTGCGCGCCCTAGCTGACGCTCTCGACGGCCTGGCGGAGATCACCGAGCGGACGGGCGTGAGCGTCAACGGCTACGGCGACGACATGCTGAGCTGTGGTGGCCTCATGGTGCGCCTCCGGTGGCTCCCAGCCCCAGACGAGGGCGACACGGGAGAGACGCCGAAGGCGACGCCCGGCCGCTACGTGATCGACCTGACCTAGACCCTCGCCGGCGCCCGGCCCTGGGGGGTGACTCCCCCCGGGGCCCGGAGGTCACCCGCCGGGGAGGGAAAGTTCTGTGGCCGCGAATCGGGGCCTTCTGATCGCGGGGCAAACCCCCCTGAACCGTTACGCATCGTGACCGATCGGGGGTGATCGCCGTGGCGGTCCCCGGACGCAAGCCGAAGCCCGCCCTCCAGGTCGTGCGCGAGGGCAACCCCGGCCACCGGCCGGTGCGCGAGGGCGTGAAGGTCCCGCCCTCCGAACTGGTCGAGCCTGACTGGGCCGAGCTCTTCCCCGACGTGCACGTCCCCGAGAAGCCGATCGCTCCGGCCGGCGCGGACGACGACGAGCTGAAGGCGTACCGCCGGGAGGTCGAGGGCTGGCGGCGCATCCGCCTGGCGAGCGAGGCCGCCGACTTCAGCCGCGCCGTGGCCGCGCGCGAGTGGGCGCGCGTCGTGCCGCTCCTGCAGATGGCGGCCGGGCTGTCCGCTGTCGACCGTTCCACAGCTGTGGACTACTGCCTGTGCGTGGCCCGGCTGGAGTGGTGCGAGCGGCGGCTGTCCGTCGAGGGACTGATCTCGATGGGGCAGCGCGGGCCGTGCCGTAATCCGTTGACGACGATCGCCACGCAGTACCGGACGCAGCTGAAGGCGTACATCGGCGAGCTCGGGTTGTCGCCGTCGTCGCGGGGGCGGATCGCGCCGCCGGAGGGCGGGGACCCTGATGACGACAGCGTCTTCGACTGACGGCCGCTACTACCTCACCTTCGAGGACGAGGCCGACGAGCTGCCGGTGCCGCGCGCCGCGCTGCACGAACTGGGGCTGACCGACGAGGAGATCGCCGAGGCGCTGGAGTCCAAGCCGCTGGTCGTGGCGAACCAGGCGCACCTGAAGCCCGGCGCTTGGTTCGACGTGCCGGCCGCGCGGCGGGCGAAGAACGCCATCGAGTCCTTCAAGCACACGAAGGGCCGGTGGGGCGGCAACGCGCTGCTGCTCGGGCCGTGGCAGCTCGTGTGGGTGATTGCGCCTGTCTTCGGGTGGCTGTACGACGACGAGGAAGCCGGCCGCCCAGTCCGCGTGATCCGCACGGCGTGGGTGGAGGTGCCCCGCAAGAACGGCAAGTCGACAATCTCGTCGGGCGCTGCGCTGACTCTGCTGCTCGCAGACCGCGAGGTCGGCGCCGAGGTGTACGCCGCGGCCGGCTCGTTGGACCAGGCGAAGCGCGTGTTCGACGACGCGAAGCGGATGGCGCAGACCAGCCGGGCCGTGCGCGGGCGCGTGGAAGCACGGGCGGCCGCGCTGCTCACCCCGCGGACCGGCGGCGTCCTGCGGGCCCTGTCGAAGATCGCCGAGACGGCGCACGGCCTGAACGTCTCCGGCGGCGTCATCGACGAGGTGCACGTCCACAAGAAGCGCGACCTGGTCGACGCCATCGAGACCGGCACGGGCGCCCGTGACCAGCCGCTCATCATCTTCATCACGACAGCGGATGAGGGCGACGAGGGCACCATCTACGACGAGAAGCACACGTATACCGTGCGCGTCGCTGAGCTGGTCGTAGAGGACCCGTCGCACTACGGCGTGATCTGGGCGGCGGAGGAGAGCGACGACCCGTTCGCCGAGGAGACCTGGCGCAAGGCCAACCCGGGCCTGGGCGTGTCGCCGACGCTGGCGTACCTGCGCAAGGAGGCCGCCAAGGCGAAGGTCACGCCGTCGTACTTCCCGACGTTCTGCCGGCTGCACCTGAACCGGCGGATGCGCTCGAAGGTGCGGTGGCTGCCGATGCCGCTGTGGGACGCCAACGAGGGCGAGCTGACCCCGGCCCGCCGTCAGCGGTTCCAACCGGCGTGGGGCGGGCTGGACCTGTCGGCCGTCTCCGACCTGTCGGCGTGGGTGCTGGTAGTGAAGTCCCGCCAGCGCGGCAAGGAGCTGGAGATCATCCCCCGGTTTTGGGTGCCGGAGGACCGGTGCGACGAACTGGCGCACCAGCTACAGGTGCCGCTGAGGGAGTGGGCGGAGGCCGGCCTGCTGACGCTGACCGAGGGCGACGCGATCGACTACGCCGCGATCGAGGATCAGATCCTGGCCGACTCCCGCACCTACCGGATCCAGCGCGTCAGCTACGACCGGATGTTCGCCGGCGGATCGCTGCAGCGGATCGAGGCCAACCCCCGCATCGGCGAGGTCGTGCCGGTGTCGCAGACCTACCTCGGCATGGGCCCGGGGTCGAAGGAGACCGAACGCCTGCTGCGCGAGCGGGCGTTCGTGCACGACGGGCACAAGGTCCTGCGCTGGAACGCGGGCTGCGTCGAGGTCATCCGCGACGGCAACGACAACATCCGTCCGGTCAAGCCCAAGCGGGATGAGTCCTCGGCGCGTATCGACGGCATCGCCGCCCTGGTGATGGCCATGGACGGATACCTGCGCCGCAAGCAGATCCGGCACACCGCAGACAGCGCGTGACGCGCAGAGGGGAGGGCGCAGTGTTCACCGACACGGAGAACCGGCTGGCCGACACGGACAGCCCGGAGACGATGATCCGCAAGCTGCGCCACCGTCTGGACGCGCGGGAGCCCAAGGCGAAGGAGTGGAACGCCCTGTACGAGGGGGCACGGCCGCTGAAGTACGCCAGCCCGGAGTTCTCCGAGCAGACCGGCGGCCTGTTCGACGACTTCTGCGACAACTGGTGCAAGACCGTGCCGGACACCCTGCGCGAGCGTCTGGCCGTCGTCGACTTCGAGGGCGAGGACGGCACCTCCGACGAGCAGGCGATGAAGGCCTGGAAGCGCACCCGGGCAGACGTCGAGGTCGGCCTGGCCATCCTGGACGCACTCGTAGTGGCCCGCTCGCACGCCATGGTGTGGAACCCGGGCGGCGAGTCCGACATCACGTTCATCCCGGCCGGGCAGGCCATCGTCGACTACGTGCCCGGAACCCGCGGCGTGCGCCGGGCCGGGCTGCGCGTCTGGTCGGACGGCAGTCACGAGTTCGCCACCCTGTTCGTGCGGGCGCTCGGCGGCAGGCCTGCCACCGTCTACCGGCGCCAGCGCACGGTGGGCGGCGGTGAGTGGACGACGCGCACGATCGGGCTGCGCCGCTCCGAGCAGGTCGACATGGTCAACCCGATGGGCGACGAAGTCCCGCTGGTGGAGATCGCCAACCGGGCCCGCCTGCACGGCAAACCTCAGTCGGAGATCGCCCAGGTGGCCCCGCTGCAGGACGGCGTGAACACCCTGTGGGCGCACCTGTTCACCGCGGCTGACTTCGCCGCGCTGCCGCAGCGTGTGGTGCTCGGCATGGACCGGCCGACCAAGGACATCATCGACCCGGAGACCGGCGACATCCTCGACGAGGAGAACGTCCCGCTGGGGCAATTCTCCAAGGACCGCCTGCTGTGGCTGTCCGACGAGGGTGCGAGCATCAGCCAGTTCTCGCCGGCCGACCTCGACGCCTACCTGAAGGTCATCTCCCAGTGCGTGCGGCACATCGCCGCACAGACCCGCACCCCGCCGCAGTACCTGCTGGGCGAGATGGCGAACATCGCCGCCGACGCGCTGGAGTCCGCGGAGTCCGGCCTGGTCGCCAAGGCCATGGACAAGCAACTGCACTTCGGCGCCGACCTGCGCGAGATCGTGCGGCTGGAGGCCCTCGCCGCCGGCGACCCGGCCCGCGCGGCATCCCTCGCGATGGGCCGCACCGTGTGGCGGGACGCCCAGTTCCGCTCCGTCGCCCAGTACGCGGACGCCCTGACGAAGTACAAGGCGATCGGCGTGCCGGACGAGGCCTTGTGGCGGATGATCCCGGGCGTGCGGCCCGAGCAGGTCGAGGAGTGGATCCGGCTGCGCGACGAGCAGGCGGCCGCCGCAGCGCAGGCCGCCGCCACAGCGTTCGGCTCGTTCGGGCCGAAGGAGACCGACGAGGGCGCCGAGGAGGACCCGGAGGCTGAGGCGGCATGAGCGACGTGGCCGACGCCCGGTACCGGCAGGTACAAGCCCTCGCCTTGGCCGTCGTCGCCCGCGTGCAGTCCATCTGGTCGGGCCTGTCCGCGGAGAACATCCTGGCCTCCCTGCAGGGCGACCAGGGCGCCGCGATCCTGGACGCGGTTGTGGCCGGGCAACTCACCGCCGCGCAGGGCGCCCAGGCGTTCGTCGGCCAGGCCATGGCCGAGCGAGGCGCGGCCGCGCGGATGGCCGCCGAGGTCGACCCGGGCGCGCTCGCGGGAGTCGCCTCCGACGGGCGGCCGCTGACGAGCCTGCTGTACGTGCCGGCCATCACGACCTACACGACGCTGGCGGCCGGCGCCGATCCGGCCACCGCGCTGCTGGCGGGCATGAACCAGATGGCGCGGATGGTCGCCACGCAGGTCGCCGACACCTCGAGGGCCGCCACTCAGGTGGCGATGGTGACGCACCGCCGCTGTGTCGCCTACGTCCGCGTCGTGAAGCTCCCGGCGTGCGGCCGGTGCATCATCCTCGCCGGACGGCAGTACTCCTACAGCACCGGCTTCCAGCGGCACCCGAAGTGCGACTGCGGCATGGACCCCGTCCACACCGACGAGGAATGGCGCGCACTTCCCAGCCCGGAGCAGCTGCTGGAGCAGATGACCCCGGAGGAGAAGCGGCGGCGGCTCGGCGCGGCCGCGGTCGACGCCCTCGACAAAGGCGCGGACCTGGCGCAGGTCGTCAACGCCCGTCGCGGCATGCAGACCATGACCGTGCACGGCCGGAGGATCCAGGCGACCACCGAGGGCAACACCGTGCGAGGCATCGCCGGCAAGCGGCTCACCCAGGACGCCGGCGCCTCCAAGGTGCCCGGCGAGCGGTACCGCATCGCCAAGCGGCCCCGGCTGATGCCGGAGGAGATCCTGCGCCTGGCCGACGACCGCGACCACCAGCTGAGGCTGCTGAAACTGCACGGCTACATCTACTGACTTCCCGGGCGCGAGGCCCGGGCGCGTGCGGCGCGAGGCCGCGCGGATCACCCATGAAGGAGGAGCGCGATGCTCCGCACACGTAACAAGACCCTGTCCACCATCGGCGGCTGGGCCCACCCGTACCCCACGGGCCCTTTCGACCCGTACCTCTACGCCGACGGAGGGGACGGCGGCGGCTCCGGATCCGGAAACGGTGACGGTGGCGGAGGGGACGGCGCAGGGAACGGGGACGGCAGTTCCGGCGACGGTGGCGGCTCCGGCGACGGAGACGACGACAAGCTGGGCGAGGGCGGCAAGAAGGCCCTGCAGGCGGAGCGCGACGCCCGTGCTGCGGCCGAGGCCCGCGTCAAGGAGCTCGAGGCCCGGCTGTCGCGGAAGCCGAACCGGGACGGCGGCAAGGGCGGCGACGGCAAGGGCGATCCTGCGCCGGACGTCGAGGCGATCAAGAAGGAGCTCCGCGAGGAGCTCACCGCCGACACCAACTCCCGCCTGGTCCGCGCCGAGGTGAAGGCCGCCGCGGCCGGGAAGCTGGCCGACCCGGCCGACGCCCCGAAGTTCATCGACCTCACCAAGATCAAGATCGGTGAGGACGGCGACCCCGACGCCAAGCAGATCAAGAAGGCGATCGAGGACCTGCTGAAGGAGAAGCCCTACCTCGGCGTCGCCGGGCAGGGCTGGGGCGACGTCGGAGGCGGCGGCCACACGACCCCGCCCGCGGACGTGGAGCCCGGCCTGGGGCGCCTGCGGCACGCCTACGCCACCGAGTCCAAGACCAAGTAACCGGCCCGCACAGCGGGTCTCACCTGTGAAGGAGGGCCCGCTGTGGCCGTCACCCTTGTCGAGGCAGCCAAGCTGTCTCAGACCAACCTCCAGCGCGGCGTCGTCGAGACGTTCATCCAGGAGTCCTCGATCCTGGACCGCATCCCGCTGCTCCAGATCGAGGGCAACGCCTACGCCTACAACGAGGAAGCCACGCTCCCGGGCGTCGCCTTCCGTTCGGTCAACGAGGCGTACACCGAGTCGACCGGCACCGTGAACCAGAAGAGCGAGAGCCTGGTCATCCTCGGTGGCGACGCGGACGTGGACAAGTTCATCGTCCGCACCCGCGGCAACCTCAACGACCAGAGGGCCACCCAGACCCGCATGAAGGTCAAGGCCGCCAGCTACAAGTTCCAGGACACGTTCTTCAACGGCGACGTGGCCGTCGACCCGAAGGGCTTCGACGGGCTGAAGAAGCGCCTCACCGGCGCGCAGGTCCTCGACGCCGCCACCAACGGCATGGGCCCGGTCGCCGGGGGCCACGACTTCTTCGACGTCCTCGACACGGCCATCGCTCGGGTGCGCGGCATCAACGGCTCCAACGGCGCCATCTACGCGAACGCCGGTGTCATCGCCCGCGTCAAGTCCAGCGCGCGGCGCCTGGGCGGCGTGGAGATGGTCCGCGAGGCCCTGACCCAGAAGATGATCGCGACCTACAACGGGATCCCGATGCTGGACCCGGGCCAGACCGCGGCCGGTGTGGACATCCTCCCGCAGACGGAGACGCAGGGCACGGCGGCCGGCACTGCGTCGTCCATCTATGTCGTCAAGTTCGGCCAGGACGAGGGCGACCAGGCCGTCACCGGCCTGACCAACGGCGGCGTGCAGGCCTACGACCTCGGCGAGCTGCAGGAGAAGCCGGCGTACCGGACTCGTATCGAGTTCTACTGCGGCATGGCCGTCTTCGGCGGCAAGGCCGCTGCCCGTATCCGCGGCGTCCTGAACGCCTGACCCCGAAGGGAGACGGCCCCATGGCCGCTACCAGCAAGAGCAGCACGCCGGAAGAGACCCGGCTCGACGAGCACCTCGACGCCCCCTCGACCACCGCGCCGGGCGACGGCCCGGCGGACACCACCGACCCCGACGAGCGCGCCAGCTCCGCCACCCCGGACAAGGGCGCGGCGGCCCGGGCCGGGCACGGCACCGTCAACGCCGTCGTGCCGCTGCCCAAGCGGAAGACGGCCGCCGCACGCCAGGGCAAGGACCGCACGGAGACCTACAGCGCGATCCGCCCGGACGGGTCCGAGGTGACCGTCGAGCGGAACATCGAGACGGGCGAGTCGTCCGTCAAGGGGGGCTGAGATGCCGCTGCCTCCGCTGGCCACCGTCGCGCAGCTGGAGGACTGGTTGCAGGTGCCGCGGGGCAGCGCTCCCGAGGGCACGGTGAGCCTGGCCTTGGATATCGCCTCGGACATGGTCCGGCGCGAGGCCAAGACCACGTTCACCGTGCGCACCGTGACCAGGAACCTCCGGGTTGAGGGCGGGCAGATTCCGCTCCGAGGGCCTGTCCAGTCCGTCGACTCGCTCGTCATCTCCGGCGCCGAAGTGCCCACGTCGCAGTGGGCCCTGATCGACGACACCATCCAGTTCGTCGGGCCAGTTGACTGTCGCATCGGCCTTTGGGCCATCGTGACGTGGACATTCGGTTGGCCGGTCGTCCCGATGGAGGTCGTCGGCCTGGTCTTGGACGTCACCGCGCGGGCGTGCGTGAACCCCAAGAACCTCCGTCAGGAGTCGACTGGGCAGCGCGCGGTGACATTCGCCTCCGAGACCCTGGCCACCTCGCTCGCCGAGGTCGAGAAGGACAAGCTGAAGCGCTACCGCCCCACGGCCGCGCTCACCTCAACGTTCGGGAGGTGAGCCGTGTTCGGCCAGTCCCCGCTCATGGACCAGACCGTCGAGCACATCCCCCGCCACTACGGGGAGGACGACCGCGGTAACGACGCCTGGATCGAGAGCGACCCGGTACCCGTGGCGAACTGCTCGGTGCAGCCGCTGGACTCCACCGAGTACCTGACCAGCGCTGCCGACCACATCGTCAGCCGCTGGCAGTTCTTCGGCCCGCCCGACATGGGGTTGAAGGCCACCGACCTGATCCGGGTGGACGGAGAGACGTACCAGGTCGACGGCAAGCCCGGCCTGGCCCGGTCCGTTTCCCCGTTCCTCGCCCACACCTCGGCCGTGCTGAAGGAGTACACGGGATGAGCAGACGACCCAGGATCGTGTTCGACGAGCGCGGCCTGTCCGCCATCATGCGGCTGCCCGAGGTGCGTGCCGCCCTGCACAACAAGGCCGAGGAGATCGCCGGTCGGGCCAAGACCATCGCGGCCTCTGAGATCGACGACGGCTTCGCCTCCGAGATCCGCGTGTCCGACGAGACTCGCCCGTCCGGGCGGCCGGTCGCCAAGGTGGAGGCCACCCGCGAGGACGCCGCCGACCACGAATGGGGCTCGACCAACACCGAACGCCGGCGCGTGCTGGGGCGGGCGGCGGGCGTCCAGCCGGAGACCATCTTCCGTCACCGCCCGGACCGGCCATGACCTGGCCCGAACTGGACTGGGGCGACGTCGAGCAGGCAACCGCCGTGTGGCTGCGCTCCCGGCACGCGGGCGTGCGGGTGGCCAACGAACTGCCCGCGGACCTGGAGAAGAAGCTGCCCCTGGTCCGAGTGCAGGTCACCCCTGGGGGCGGTGAGGACGGCACCACCGGCGTCACCTTGCTGGACGTCGAGACGTTCGCCGCCACCCGCACCGCGATGTGGGACCTGGCCCGCAAGGTCCACACCAGCATGCTTGCCCTGGCCGGCCAGTACGTGGGGGCCCTGGTCATCGACTCCGTGTCCACCGACAGCCGGCCCGCCCCGGTCGACTACGGCAACCCGGCCCTGCGCCGGGCGGTCGCCACCTATCGGCTCACCAGCCGCGCCCAGGCGCCCGCCTGACGCGCACGCAACCATCCGCGCCCCCGGCCATGGGGGCTTCTTCATGGAAGGGGGCCGCCATGGCGGCCGCTGACTTCACCACCATCGCCGAGCTGCGCTCGGGACTGATCCGTAAGGCCCTGCGCTACGCCATCTTCGCCGCCGACGCCTCGGCGGACGCGGTGTCCAACCCGTTCGACAACGACGGCGTCCTCCAGACGCTGCCGTCCGGCTACGTCCCGGTCGGCTACACGACGACCGACGGCGTGACCTTCTCCGGTGACCTGTCGACCTCGGACGTGGAGTCCGGGCAGTCCGCCTCCCCGACCCGCTCGGACGTGGAGACCGACACCCAGACCGCCCAGTGGGTGCCGCAGGAGACCAACGCCGCAGCCGTGGCGCTGTATGAGAACCTGCCGCTGTCCGGCTCCGGTTCGCTGCCCGACCTCGGCTCCGCGGCCTGGACGTGGTCCCGGCCGAAGACCCCGCCGACCCTCTACCGGCGTCTGCTGTTCATCGCCGAGGACCTCAACAAGGCCACCGGGCAGCCGCTCTACATCGTCCGGCACTTCCCCTCCGCGCTGCGCACGGGACGCGAGGACGAGCAGTGGACCCGCACGGCGGAGATCAGCCGGGGCGTGACGTACCAGGCCTACGTCGACGACGTCCTCGGCACCGACTCCCTGACGTGGATCGACGGTCCGGGCTGGCGCGACCTGAAGCCGCTGTCCAACGAGGTCCAGTCGGTGGCCATCACCGGCGGCCCGACCGGCGGCACGTACACGCTGACCTACTCGGGCCAGACCACGGCCGGCATCCCGTACAACGCCACCGCGACGCAGGTCCGCAACGCGCTGACGGCCCTGTCGAACATCGGCAGCGGCAACGTGACGTGCACCGGCGGCCCGCACCCGGGCACCCCGGTCGAGGTGACGTTCACCGGCGCCCTCGCCGGTACGGACGTCGCCCAGCTGACGGGCAGCGCGGCCGGCCTGACCGGCGGAACCAGCCCGGCGGTGAACGTCACCACCACCACGGCCGGCGGCGCGTGACCGGCCCCCGCAATCCGGCACCGCGGCGGCGGCCCAGGGTGAGCCCTGCCGCCGCGGTGCCTTCACCCGCTCACCCACCGGCCACCCAGAAGCGAGACGAGAAACCCATGAGCAAGCCCAACCGCAAGCGCTACAAGCTGACCGAGGTCAAGGCGCAGTTCACCGACGCCCTCGGCGGCGAGGACGTGGAGTTCGAGCTGGCCAACGGGGAGGTCCTGACCTTCCCCCACCCGCTGTTCGCGACCGACGAGTGGACCACCGCGGTCGACGAGGCGGAGACCAACCGGGAGAAGGCCGTGGCCATCCTCGGCGGCGACCAGTACGACAAGTACGTGGCCGCCGGGCACGCTGACGCGGAGATCGGCCTGCTGTTCCTGGCCGTCCAGCAGGACATGCGCGACCAGGTGAAGCGGCGCCCTACACGGTCCTAGACGTCCTTGGGCACCACCCCGAGGTCGTCGAGGCCGACCTGTGCCACCACTACGCGCCCCGCGACCCGATCGCGGAGTACTGGCGCGGGGACATCTCCCTGCGTCAGCTGCGCGTCCTGGTGGAGGGCCTGCCCCCGGACGGGGCCCTGGCCCGCAAGCTGGCCGGCCACCCCCTGCAGTACGCCGACTTCCGCCTGGCCGACCTGGTCGACCAGATCGGCCTGCTGCTGACCGACTTCCGCAACGCCAACCGCGGGGAGAAGGCAGCCCCGCAGCCCTACCCGGAGAAGGTGTGGCGGCCGGAGTCGGCCAAGGCGAAGAAGAAGCGCGAGAAGAAGGCCCGCAAGGAATCCGTCGACGCCCGCGCTGGCTATATGCGGATCGTCTCCCAGGTCACACCGGAGTACGCAGAGAAGGGGTGAGCCATGCCCCGCGCCGCATCCGTGTGGCTGGACGTCCTGCCGTCCATGTCCGAGTTTCGCCGGGAGTTGCGCCAGCAGCTCGAGGAGCCTGTCCAGCAGTCCGCGGCCCGCGCGGGCCAGCAGGGCGGCGAGAGCCTCATGCAGGGCATGGCCGGGAAGATGAAGGCCGGAGCACTCGCCGCCGGAGCGGCGGCGGGTCTCCTGGTCGCCAAGGGCCTGCAGGAAGCGATGGAGAAGCAGGCGGCCACCGGCAAGCTGAAGGCTCAGCTGGGCCTGTCGGCCAAGGAGGCCAAGACCGCCGGCGCGGCCGCGGGCAAGCTGTACGCGGGCGCCGTGACGGAGTCCATCGACGAGGGCGCGGCCGCGGTCAAGGCCATCATGTCCGCGGGCCTGGCCCCGGAGAAGGCCACTACCAAGCAGCTCGCCACCATCGCCACGAACGTGCAGGACGTGGCGACGCTGTTCGAGGTCGACCTGGGCCAGGCCGCCAACGCCGCGGGCCAGATCATGAAGACCGGCCTGGCGAAGAACAGCAAGGAAGCCCTGGACACCATCACGCGCGGCTTCCAGATCATGGGCCCGAGGGCCGATGACCTGATGGACACGTTCAACGAGTACTCCACGATCTTCCGGTCGCTCGGGCTGGACGTGAAGACCACCACCGGCCTGCTCGCCCAGGGCATGAAGGCCGGTGCGCGCGACACCGACACCGTGGCCGACGCGCTGAAAGAGTTCCAGATCCGCACCACGGACGGCTCCAAGGCCTCCGCGGACGCTTTCAAGCTGCTGGGGATGAACGCCGAGAAGTCCACGGCCATGTTCGCCAAGGGCGGCAAGGGTGCAGCAAAGGGCCTCCAGGACGTCCTGGACCGGCTGCGAGGGATGAAGGACCCCGTCGACCGTAACGCGGCCGCGGTCGGACTGTTCGGGACCAAGGCCGAGGACCTCGGCAAGGCCCTCTTCAGCCTTGACCCGTCCAAGGCGGTGGACGGCCTGGGCAAGGTCAGCGGCGCGGCGAAGAAGGCCGGGGACGACCTGCGCGACAACGCCGGCGCGAAGTTCGAGCAGTTCAAGCGCAAGGCGTTGATGGCCGTCGGGGACGTCGTCGGCAAGTACGCCCTGCCGCCCCTGATGCGCTTCGGGACGTTCCTCAACAACGACGTCCTGCCGCCCGTGAAGACCGCCACGACGTGGCTGGGCGACCGCCTGGCGCCCGTGTTCTCCGGCGTGGCGGACGCGGTGAGCGGCACCATCAACTGGTTCAAGGAGTGGGGCATCTGGCTGACCCCGCTGGCCATCCTGATCGGCGGCATCACCCTGGCCCTGTCGGCTCAGGCCCTGGTGACCGGAGCGGTCATCGGCGTGATGTCCGCCTACGCCCTGGCCAGCCGGGGCATCGCCCTGGTCACCCAGGGGTGGGCGGCCGCGCAGGGCCTGCTGAACGCCGTGATGGCACTCAACCCGTTCGTCCTGGTCGCCATCGCGGTGGTCGCCCTCGGCGCCGCCCTGGTCATCGCCTGGAAGAAGTCCGAGACGTTCCGCGCCATCGTCACGGGCGTCTGGGAGGCCATCAAGACCGGCGCGATGTGGCTGTGGACCAACGGCATCAAGCCGATGGTCGACGGCTTCATGGCCGGCCTGCGCTGGGTCGGGGACGCCGCGTCGTGGCTGTGGAACACGGTGCTGAAGCCGGTGTTCTCCGCCATCGACACCGGCGCCCGGATCCTCGCCACCATCCTGACCATCGTGGTCTTCGGGCCGATCTACCTGGCGGTGAAGCTGCTGGGGGCGGTCTTCGGGTGGCTGTGGAACGTGGCCATCAAGCCCGCGTTCGGATTCATCCAGGCCGGCGCCGCGCTGCTGTGGGCCGGAGTCCAGGTGGTCTTCGGCTACTTCATGGCCGGGCTGCGCACCGTCGGCGGCTGGTTCAAGTGGCTCTACAACAACGCCGTGAAGCCCGTCGTCGGGTGGATCAAAGCAGGCCTGCAACTCGTCTGGGCCGGCGCGAAGGTCGTCTTCGGCTGGCTCTCGGCCGGCCTGCGCGCAGTGGGCAGCGTCTTCAAGTGGCTGTGGAACAACGGCGTGAAGCCCGCGTTCAACGGCATCAAGTCGGTGATCTCCACCGTCTGGGAATCCGGCATCAAGCCGGTGTTCGACAAGGTCAAGTCCGCCACAAGCAAGGTCGCCGACGCCTTCGAGGTCGCCCGCAAGGGCATCAAACTGGCCTGGGACAAGGTCAAGGGCATCGCCAAGACCCCGGTCAAGTTCATCATCGACACGGTCTACAACGGCGGCATCGTCAAGGTGTGGAACGAGGTCGCGGACGTCTTCGGCGCCCCCACCCTCGACCCCATCACCGGTTTCGCTCGCGGTGGTCTGCTGCCCGGGATGTCGTCGTACCGGCAGGGCGACGACCAGCTGGTGCCGATGCGTAAGGGCGAGGGCGTCTACGTCTCCGAGGCGATGCGCGACCCGTATGAGCGGGCCCGGCTGTTCGCGGTGAACAAGGCCGCCATGCGCGGCCAGTCCCTCTCGCAGTTCCAGGGGCAGGGCTTCGCCGAGGGCGGCATCTTCGGCTGGGTGAAGTCCGCCGCCTCCAAGACGGTCGACCTGGCCAAGTCTGGAGTGGCCTGGCTGAAGGACGGCGTGAAGGCCTCCGCCGAGGCGGGCCTGAAGAACGTCGTCGAGCCGCTGCTCGACCGGATCGCCGGATCGTCCTCGGTGTACCGGGACATGATCTCCGGCGTCCCACGCAAGATGATCAAGTCCATCCTGGGCTACTCCGGCGAGGCCGACAAGAAGCTCGAGTCCGCCGGTGTCGGCGGCAAGGGCTACAAGGCGGCCCTGTCGTGGGCGCGCACGCAGGACGGCAAGCGGTACCAGTGGGGCGGCAACGGCAATCCCAGCTGGGACTGCAGTGGTCTGGTTTCCGCGATTGAGAGTGTGATCCGCGGCCAGAAGCCTCACCGCAGGTGGGCCACGGGGGCGTTCTCCGGGGCCACGGCGCCTCCGGGCTGGGTCCTGAACAAGCGCTCCCCGTACATGATCGGCATCACCAACAGCGGCGTGGGCCACACGGCCGGAACGATCAACGGGACGAACGTGGAGTCGCGCGGCGGCGACGGCGTGGTGATCGGCCCGGGCGCCCGCTCGTACAAGGACAGCCTGTTCACGCACCGGTACGGCTTCTCTGCCAAGGGCTACGCCGACGGCGGCAAGCCCCGCGCCGGGGAACTGGCCTGGGTGGGCGAGCAGGGCCCGGAGCTGGTGAAGTTCCGGGGCGGCGAGCAGGTGTTCAACCACGCCGACTCGATGCGGATGTGGGAGGGCATCGGCGCCCGCGGCTTCGCCAAGGGCACCAAGGCGGCACAGACCAAGGCCCGCAAGGACATCCCCGGCGACCTGCGCAACTTCACCAAGTCCCTGACCGGCTCCGCGGCGGACATCTCCAAGGCCACCAAGGAACTGGTGAAGGACCTGACGGCGGCCGGCGGCGGCAAGTCGCTGGCGGCGTCGGTGAAGAAGGTGTCCGCCACGCTGCAGTCGCTGGCGAAGAAGCGCGACGCGCTCGCCGGCCGGATCGAGGCGGCCAAGTCGGCGGCCGCCGACCAGCGCAAGACGGCCGCCGACTTCATGGGGCTGTCCAACCTGGCCGAGGCCACCAGCGTCAGCGACGTCCTCGGCGGCATGATGGAGCGGCAGTCCACCGTGAAGTCGTTCCAGTCGACCATCGCCGGGCTGTCCAAGAAGGGCCTGAGCCAGGACCTCATCAGCCAGCTGGTCGCGATGGGCCCCGACAGCACGCTGGCCGGGGTCATCGGCAACGCCAGCCCGGCGCAGATCAAGCAGCTGAACGCCATGGCGAAGAACGGCGCGAAGCTGTCGGCGTCCTACGGCAACACCATGGCCGACGCCATGTACGACGCCGGGAAGATGGCCTCCAAGGGCTTCCTGACCGGCCTGATGGCCGACCAGAAGTCGATCCAGGCCGTCATGGCGAAGATCGGCGCCGACGCGATCAAGGCGATCCGCTCCAAGAAGGGCATCGACGCCCACTCCCCGTCCCGCAAGGGCCAGCAGGCAGGCGCCGACCTGGGCGCCGGCCTGGTCGAAGGGATGGTGGCCGCAGGGCCCGCCATCGAGTCCGCGGCCGCACAGATGGGCTCCTCCGCGGTGCCCGTCGGCGTCGTCCCCGTCACCTCCGGATCGGCCCGCCAGACCGCCTCCAGCGGCCTGAACGGACAGCCGCTCTACCTGGTCGTCGAGGACGGCACCGTCCTGCGGGCCTACGTGTCCGACCGGGTCGACGACGCCCTGACCGACGTGCGCCGCTCCAAGCGGTCCGGCAAGAAGTAGGGAGGCACCCCCGTATGCCGATGATCGTGGACCCGTCGGCGCCGCAGATCACCCCGCCCACCACGCTCACCAGCCCCGACGGCTTCCTGACCGCCGTGGTGGACGAGCAGTGGGCGGGCGTCTACCTGGGCGTCGACTACAAGTCCCCGGCCGACACCGCCCGCAACCTGGCGCTGAACCCGTCCGCCGAGGTCGACCTGAGCAACACGGTCACCCTCGGGGCGAACGTCACCCGCAGCCGCATCACCACCGACGCCCGCTTCGGCGCGGCCTGCGTGGAGCTCACCCACACGGGCGCGGCATCTCAGGCCGGGCAGCTGTGGCTGATGCCGGAGCAGGGGCCGGGCACCACGCTGCGGATCAGCATCTGGGTCAAGGTCGTCTCCGGGGCGCCCACGCCCGGCTACATCGCACTGCGGCAGGGCACCAACACGCCCATTCAGATCCCGCTCACCTCGGTGCCGGCCGCCGGGAACTGGGCCCGCCTGGACGCCTCGTACACGCTCGGCCCGGCGCAGACCGCGGACCGGTTCGGTATCGCCCTGAACGGGGCGAGCGGCGTGGTGTGGCGGGCGGACGCAGCGATGTGCGACCCGAGCCCCGATCTGCACCCCTACGTGGACGGCACGCAGCCGGGCTGCGTGTGGGACGGCACGGCGCACGCGTCCACCTCCCGCAGGGTCACCTCGGACCAGCCCTGGCAGGACGTCCGCAAGGTGCGCATCACCCGGCAGGATCCCGGCGCTGCCGAGCCCGTCGGCGTGCGCTCGGGGGACCTCGCGTGGGCCGTCGAGGGCGTGGGCCAGGCCTATGACCATGAGGCGCCCCTGGGGGTGGCCGTGGTCTACAGCGCCCGCCCGCAGTACGCGGACGGAAGCTGGGGCGAGACGTCCTCGCTGGGCCTGGTCGTGCCCGCCCCGGCGCCGGGCCAGACCCGGGACCTGTGGCTGAAGTCCCTGGACGAGCCGGGCCTGTCCATGCGGGTGATGTACGGGCCGGACCAGGGCACCACCAGCGAGGCCCGGCAGGAGACCGCGGACCGCACCGGCACCCCCTACATGGCGGTCGCCTACGACACGGCGGCCGCCCCCGCCGAGTCAGTCCAGGTCGACGTCCTGGCCGAGGACATCGAGCAGTTCCGCAGGCTGATCCGCTCCGGGGTGCTGCTCGCCCAGGTGCGGCCCGGCTACCAGAAGCCGGACCGTTTCTTCGTGCCGGGCACCGTGGGGGAGAAGGCCACCGGCAAGCTCGGGGCGACGGGCGGCTACACCGTCACCTTCGACATCGTCCCCGTCGAGCGGCCCGCCGCCGCCGGTCAGCCGATGCGGGCCCCGGCTTGGTCCTACGACGCGCTCGCCGCGGCGTTCGGCACCTACGACGCCGTCACCGCGTCCTACGCCACGTATGCGGCGCTGGCCACGAACGGCGCGGTGACCTGATGCTGCCCATCTCGGCGGCCGCGCTGGCCGCGCTGGGGCAGGCCACCGGCCGCCCGGTGCGCGCGGAGTGGTCCAACGACGGCGGCGTGACGTGGGCGCCCGCACGGTTCGGCTCCGGCAGCGTGACGCCGGACCGTACCGCGGAGGTGCGCTACGCGGCCTCCGTGGAGCTGCTGGACGCACCGCGTGGACGGCACGGCATCAACAGCGTCTCCACCGAGATCCGTCTGTTCCAGGGCATCAAGGTGCCCCGGAGGGACGTCGAGTGGATCCCTGCCGGCCGGTACGCCATCGATCGCCTCAGTCGTACCCGCCTGGGCGTGTCCCTGGACCTACTCGGGCGTGAGGACATCGTGCGCGGCGCGGAGCTCCCGACCGCGCGCACCATAGGGCCGGACACCGCGAAGGCCTGCGCGGAGCAGCTGCTCGGCGAGGCCCTGCCCGGTTCCCCGGTGGCCTGGCGCGAGGGGGTGAAGGCCGGCACCGCCATGCCGGCGTTCGTGGTCGACGAAGACCGGTGGGCGGCCGTGTCCGGCGGCACCGACACCTCCGGCACCTCTACGGGCATCGCGGCCTCCCTCGGCGCGGAGGTCTACTGCGACGCCCGCGGCATCCCCACCTTCGCCCCGGTGCCAACCCTCGACGACGCCGTGGTGTGGGAGATCCCCCGGAATCTCGTCACGGCCAAGCCGTCCGAGGAGGAGACCGCGGAGGGCCTGCGGAACCTGTGGGCCGTCACCGGCGACGCGGGATCCGGCGGCAAGCCGGTCGGTCCGGTCTTCCGCTGGGACGACAACCCCGACTCCCTCACCTATGCCGGCCCCGACCCCGTCGAGGACCCCCTGGCGCCGCAGCGGCTCGGCCTGCCGAATGTGCGGGTGCGCACGGGTCGTTACAGCTCTGCCCTGATCACCAGCCTGGACCAGGCGAACGACGTGGCGGCCGCGCAGCTGGCCAACAGCTTGGGAGTCCAGGCCTCGCTCAGCTTCACGAGCGTGTGCAATCCGGCGATGGAGCCCGGCGACGTCGTCCTGGTCGAGCTCGCCGAGGGCGTGTGGGAGCGGCACCTGCTCGATTCCAACCCCTACACGCTGGGCGGCGTGGCGATGACCTGCCAGACCCGCACCAGCACAAGGAGGATCTGAGGTGGGCATCCGCGACCAGCTCGGCAAGGACCTCTCGGCCCTGGACGTGATGGGCGGCGGCCTGCAGACCGTCTCCGCCGAGGTCATCGACGTCACCGAGTCCGGCACCGTCAACATCCACATGATGGGCGCCGACCTGTACGACGTCGCCTGTACAGACGCCTACCGCAACCGCGCCGCGGGGGACATCGTCGCCGTGCGCCGCGGCACCGTCCCCGTGGTCCTGTGGCGGCTCGGCGACGACCCGGCAGAGGTCGAGCAGGCGAGCATCGAGCAGACCGCCCAGCAGGCCGCCCGCGACGTCCAGGTGGTGCGCGCGGCGACCTACGGCACGGGCGCCCCCGCAGGATCCGGCTGGCAGGCCGCCTCCGCCGTGTACGTCCGCAAGGTCGACGACCGGATGGAGGTCTACTTCCAGGTCGCCTCTGTCGCCGACCCCTCGCCTGGGACGCCGGCCGTCCCGTCGCCGAAGCCCGTCACCGTCTCCCCGACCGACTCGGGCACATGGCGCAGCGGACGTCCCGACGAGTACGCCTCGGCGCCGACGCAGGGCGACTGGACCGGCAGGGGTAACCGCCGCGGCGGCTGGTTCTACGGCTCGGCGATCCAGAACGCCTGCGCGGGCAAGACCGTCGCCTCGATGAAGGTGGCGTTCACCCGCAAGACCGGATCCGGGGTCAACGCCAAACGGCCCCTGCACCTGTACCTGCACAACCACTCCTCGCCCCCCTCGGGCCAGCTGAACCTGGGCGACGGGCCGGAGGACCTGCTGCGCCTGTCCGTCGGGGCGAAGGGCACCGCGACCCTGCCGAAGTCCTGGGCGAGCGCCTTGGCCTCCGGCTCCGCGAAGGGGCTGGCCATCTACGCCTCCGGCCGCACCGACTACATGGCCGTCACCGGCGGCAAGATCACCATCGTCTTCTCGTAGGAGCTCACCGTGGCGACCATCGGAAACGCCGAACTGCCCATCCCGGGAGGCGGCGACAGCCCCACCACGCCCGGCCACCTCGCCGAGCTCGCCGAGGCCATCGACCCGTACCTGTGGCAGCACGTCACCAACCTCGCCGACCGCAACGCCCGCCTGTCCGAGGCGCCGATCCAGACCGTCGCCCTGGCCCCCGACGGCACGACCTGGGTGAAAATCTCCAGCAGCACGAACACCTGGGCCACCCTCTACGAGCCGCTGCCCGCCTGGCAGCCGTTGACCCTGCCCGCCGGATATGAGTCCGGACAGACCCTGGCCGAGGGCCGCGTCGTGGGCGGACAGGTGCATCTGCGCGGCACGATCCAGCGCATCGACGCCCAGCTCATCTCCGCCAACGGCACCAAGCTGGCGACGGTTCCGACCGCGCTCATCCCCAGCCAGATCGCCCGCTACGCCGCCCCGTCCTCGATGACCGGCGACGCCATGGTGGGCGCCTGCCGCATGGAGGTCTACAGCCCGGACCAGGACGCCAACGCCATCGGCGGCCGCGGCTCCGTCGTCGTCTGGTCGCAGGACGGCCAGCAAGACGCAGGTGTAGCCGGCCTGGCCTGGGTGGACATCTCCGGCTCCTACTGGCTCGACTGAGAGGACGTCATGCTCTACACCTTCGGCGGCACCCCCGCAGACGTCCTGACCGACGCGTCCGGCAACGTCATCCCCGACTACCCCCTGATCGTCCGCGCAGCCGGCACCGGCGCCAGCGTCACCGCCCTGTTCGAGGCGGACGGCGTCACGCCCATCGCGCAGCTGCGCTCCAATCCGACCGGATCGGCCACCCCCGGGGCCGTGCGCACCTTCCGGGCCGCGGACGTCTCCGAGATCGAATACGAGTACCTGGGACCCGGCGGGCAGCCGCTGCGCTGGTACCAGGCCGGGCGCGAGGTCGCCTCCGGTGCACGCGACGCCGCAACGCAGGCCCTCGCCGCGGCGAACACCAAGCTCGACACGGAGACGCCCGACCCGCAGACCGTGGACGGGCCGGTCAACTTCAGCTCCCCGATCAGCGCCCCGAACCTGGGCGACCAGTCCGCCGCACGCTGGTTTGTCGTCTCCGGCGCCACCGGCAACGGCGTGGCCGACGACCGGGCCGCGATCCAGGCCCAGCTGGACGCCGCGCACACGGCCGGCGGCGGCATCGTCTTCATCCCGCCCGGCCGCACCTACGGCATCAGCACGTTCCTGGTCGTCTACGCCGACACCACGGTCTGGGCCTACGGGGCGACGCTGAAGGCCATCGGCAACACCGGGCTGCTGCGGAACTTCGAGCCCACCGACCTGTTCGCCGCGTACACGGGCCGCTCCCGAATCCGCATCCTGGGCGGCACGTGGGACGGCAACGCCGCCGACTCCGGCGTGGGCACGGTGACGGCCACGACGAACGTGATGTCGTTCGCGCACTGCGAGGACATCACCGTCCGGGACGCCACGATCACCAACGTGTCGTCCGCGCACGGCCTGGAGTTCAACTCCACAGCCCGCGGCCGCGCCCTGAACTGCCAGTTCCTGGGCTACAAGGACAACTCCGGCGACGGCTCCCGCGACTTCTCCGAGGCCGTCCAGATCGACATGGCCGTCTCCGGGTCTGTCGGCATCGGCGACTTCGACGCGACCCCGTCCAAGGACATCCTGATCGAGGGCTGCTACGTCGGCCCCTCCAGCCGCCTCGGATCCTTCGGACGCGGGTTCGGCTCCCACATGCTGCGTACCGGCGTCTACTACTACGGGATCCGCATCATCGGAAACCGCATCGAGAACGTCCGCCAGCAGGGCATCTACGGCTTCGGATGGCGCCGCGCCGTGATCTCCGGCAATGTCGTCTCCGGCTCCGGCCTGTCCGGTATCCAGCTCTCCCGCCCCGACCCGGCAGGCTCCGGCCCGTCGGAGGGCTACACCATCAACGGCCGGAACATCGCCATCGTCGGCAACACCGTCGAGGGCGCCAAGGACGCCTCGGGCATCCGGGTGTTCGGCGCTTCCGGCGGCACCTACGACCAGGTCACCATCGCCGGGAACAGCGTCCTCGGCTTCAACACGGACCTCTCCAACGGCATCCACGTCGAGTACTGCAGCAGGCCGAACGTCACCGGCAACACGGTCGCGGGGACCCAGTCCACCGGCATCGTGTGCTTCAACTCCGACGGCGCCAACATCGGCTCCAACACGATCCGCGACGTCGGCTCCAACGGCATCAACATCACGGGCTGCAACGGCGCTCAGGCCGTCGGCAACACCATCGACGGCACGACGTCCAACCACGGCATCTTCGTCACCACCTCCAGCGCCGTGGCCGTGCAGTCCAACCGCATCAACGCCGCGGCGTCCGCCGGCGTCCGGCTGTCCACCAGCGCCACCGGCTGCTCCGTCATCGGCAACCAGGTCCGCAAGGGCACCGGCAGCACCACCAGCGGCGTTTCGCTGGACTCCACCGCCACCGGCGCCGCCGTCCTCAACAACGACCTGTCCGGCAACTCCTGGTCCGCGTCCACCGCCCTGCCGGTGTCCACCGCAGCGCCCGTGACCGGTCCGGGCGGCATGACCGCCCTGCCCGGCTCCAACCTCGTAGACAAGGACCTCACCCCCGTCCCGGCCCTCGAGGCCGCCATCAGCCCCGCCGGGCGGTACGAGACGACGAGCAGGCTCCGGCTGGGCACGTCGTCCACCCCGACCTCCGGGACGCTGTACCTGGTCCCGATCTGGCTGCCCAAGGGCCTGGTCGTCTCCAACATCTCGTTCGTCTCCGGCAGCAACGCCGCGGCGACTCCGACGAACTGGTGGTTCACCCTCCACGACAACACACGAAAGGCGCTCGCACGCACTGCGGACCAGCTGACCGCGGCGTGGGCGGCGAACACCATCAAGACCCTGGCGATCGCGCAGACCACGGCGGGGGCCGGCACCAGCTACACCACGACCTACGCCGGCCTCCACTACCTCGGCGTCATGGTCAAGGCCACCACGAACCCCAACCTGATCTCCGAAGGGTCCATGCCCGACGTTGTCGCCCAGGTCGCCCCCGGGTTCGGCGGCACCGATGCCGGGATGAGCACCCCGCCCACCGTCTCCGGCGCTGGATTCACCGCCGGAGCGTTCGGCACCGGCAGCGGCATCCTCGCCTACGGCTACGTCTCCTGACGCCAGCCCACCTCACCCCACGCCCCGCGCCCACGGCCGGGGCCTTTCTCATATCTGGAGGCCCCATGGCCACACCCCTGAGCCCCGACAAGTTCCTCGCAGCCCTCCGCGCCGAGGGCGTGCGCGTCGTCGAGGTCGGCGCCTGGCGCGCCCACAACCGCAACAGCAAGGGCGCCTGGGGCCCCGTGCACGGCGTGATGGTCCACCACACCGTCACCAAGGGCACGAACGCCACGGTGGACATCTGCCGCCAGGGCTACTCCGGCCTCCCCGGACCGCTCTGCCACGGCGTCGTCGCCAAGGACGGCACGATCTACCTGGTCGGCTACGGCCGCGCCAACCACGCCGGATCGGGAGACGGCGACGTCCTCAAGGCCGTCATCGCCGAGAAGCCGCTCCCCGCACCCAACGAGGCCGACACCGACGGCAACGCCCGCTTCTACGGCTTCGAGTGCGAGAACCTCGGCGACGGCAAGGATCCCTGGCCGGCCGCCCAGGTCGAGGCCATGGTGCGCACGGCCGCCGCCCTGTGCCGGGCGCACGGCTGGGGCGAGGACGGCGACACCTCCGTCATCGGCCACAGGGAGTGGCAGCCCGGCAAGGTCGACCCGCGCGGCCCCGGCGTGAGCATGCCCGACATCCGCAAGCGCGTCGCCGAGCGGCTCGCCCACCCCGCCAACTGGTCGCCTGGCACCACGTACACCGTCGCCCGCGGAGACACCCTCTGGTCCATCGCCGCCACCAAGCTCGGCGACGGCAACCGGTGGCGCGAGATCGCCACCCTGAACCACCTCAAGGACGCCGACGCGATCACGCCCGGCCAGAAGCTCACCCTCCCCAAGAAGTGAGGCACCCATGAACGCGTCCCTCGACAAGGCCTACTGGATCGGCCTGCTCGTCTCGATCGTCCTGCCGGTCCTGGTCGGGCTCGTCACCAAGAGAGTCACCCACCCGGGCGTGAAGGCCGTGCTGCTGCTCGCCCTGTCCACGCTCAACGGGTTCCTCGTCGAGCTCGCCAACCCCGGTCCGGACTACGACCTCGGCACTGCCGTGATCCTGTCGCTCGTCGCGTTCGCCACCGGCGTCCTGGCGCACTTCGGCCTGTGGAAGCCCGCTGGTGTCAGCGACAAGGCCCAGTCCGCGCTCGGCGGCGGGGCCCCGGTCCGGAGCGCCTGAATGGCACGCCGCGGCGCCCGCTGGTTCAGTGGGCACCTCGGCAACCGCGGCCCGTTCCTCGTGTTCATGGGCATCGGCAAGGTGTGCTTCGGCGCGTCGTTCATCGTCGAGCCGCCCACCCTGGCCGGCCTTGGACTGCTGACCCGCTTCGCCCCGCTGCACTGCTGGGCGTGGGTGTGGATCGTCAGCGGCACCGCCACGTTCTGCTGCGCGTGGCTCAAGTTCGGGAGGGACGGCTGGGGGTTCGTAGCAGCGAGCATCCCCCCGGCCTTCTGGGCGTTCGCCTACGGCTGGGCCGGGATCCTCGGGGACTACCCGCGCGGCCTGTGGCTGTTCGTCTGGTACATCACATCGCACTGCGGGGTGATCTGGTGCGCGTCACGAGTTCCACCTGACACCGGATCACCCGGGGACCTCGGCCAGGTGGTGGTTGAGGGGAGACCCGGGTGAACGGTGTCTGGGGAGTAGTCGGGGCGGTCATCAGCGTCATCGGCGTGATCACGATGGGGTTCTTCACCTATCGCGGCACCCGGGCGGCGGCACGCATCAACGCCGCACCGACCGCGAAGCAAGTCGACCTGTCCGTCCTGCAAGCCAGCGTCGAGCGGCTGGAGAAGGAGTGCGAGAAGCTGCACCAGGAGCAAGGCCGTACCCGCGGCGTGCTCTGGTCGATCAGCCGATGGGCGCTCGTCCTGCGCGACCAGGTCGTCGAGCGAGGCGGCACCCCACAGCCGCCGCCCCAGGATGTGGAGGACTACTACCGCACCGGCGTATAAGCCCCGGCCCGGCCCCTTGCAGGGAGGCCGGCCCGGGGCGCCCGATCCCCCCACGCTGCCCCCGCCCGTCCCCGTCATGGGGGCGGGCGGGGGCATTTCGTCATGTCTGGGGCGGGGAGTCCGCCACGAAGGAGCCCTTGCCGCGCACGGTGTGGACCAAGCCGCGCTCGACGAGCAGCTGCACGGCCGCGCGTGCGGTCGGCCGGGACACGCTGAACTCGTCAACGATGGCGGCCTCGGAGGGAATGCGCCGCCGCGGCGGGTACGTGCCATCGGCGATGCGCGCTGCGAGGACCGTGGCGATCTGCTCGTACAGCGGCTCAGGCCCGTCGAGGTCCACAGTCATATATCGACCGTAGGAGCCATACGACGATGCTTCTCGTCGTGTGACGTCACCTGACAACACATGACAAGCGGGGTAGCGTCGACATGAGAAGACCCCCGCGCCGTGCGACCGGCCGGGGGCGTGGCCAACGCTTACGAGGAGCGTCGACGTGGAAGAGCCTACGCAGCCCACCGGCCCCCGAACAGACGACAACGCCCTACTCCTGCTGCCCCTGCCGAAGGTCGACCGCCAGTCCGACGAGCAGCGCCGCGGCGCGGCCTGCGTCTGGTGCGGCACGAAGCTCACCGCCGAGACGGCACGCGACCTCGGCGAGCGGCCCACACCAGACGGCACACGCATCTGGCCCCGGGCCTGCACTCAGTGCGTCCGCACCGAGGCCCGCCGCGTCTCCAACATCCACACCCGCCACTGCCAGCGCTGCCTCCGCAACACCGAAGCGTGCACCGACCGGCGAGCCCTGCGCGACCTGGCCCTCGAGGGCCGCCGGCAGGAGGTCCAGCTGTGA